TCTTGCTGCTCGATGGGCATCAATCAAAAATACTAGCGGTAGAGGTCAATATGATGGCGATGGCATAAACATGGCATCCCATGGTAGCACTGCTGAGATTCAGAGAGCTATCCAACAAGGCGCAGCACAAGCGCAAGGCATGGTTCAGCAAAGCGCTACACCAAGAAAGCTTTATAACAGCAAAGGCTTGCAATCTGATATGCAAAGCCGTTCCGTTGATGTGAAGATGGGCGACTTAAATATATATACAACAGCTTCGAGCGTGTCGGGTATTACTTCCGATGCAATGCGTGGAGTTGAGGCAAGCCTGAACAATCTTGGTACAAGTATGGCGTAGGGTGTATATTTAATGTGTGATTGTGGACAGTGAACGCAATCACGCCAAATATTCACCAAAACACCCCATATAAGAAATACTGATTATCTTTTTAAAAAAACTATTGTTATTATTGTTTTGTGGCCAGGGTAGCTCCTGAAAAGCGTAGCACAGCGTGAAGCCACACTCTTATTATGTGCAAACAAAGGTGCAATGTTATGTTTAATTTAAGCGAAGAAAACAAACAAAAGTTAGCAAAAGTCGCTATAGATAAAATCGAGTTCGATAAGGAACAAGAGAGAACAAAAGAAGCGAGACTGCTTGCTTCAAGCAAACTACTAAGTGAAAATATTGAGGAGCTACAATTCCAAGTTGAAAGGCAGATAATTGAGTTTGGTAGTTTTAGTTTAGATCCCTTTGCTTGTGCTGTATTAACAAGAAAATTATCTAATGAGGAATTAAAACTTATCCGCATTGAAGATGGGTATATTCATATTGATAATAAGAAAAAATTGGAGCAAAAGAGTCAGGGTGGGATTATCCGTGAGATATATAGCAAGATTGATTATGAGCTTCAATATCAATTCAAAGAGGACTTGAGAAATTATCTTAGATTAAATGGGTATAAGAAAGAAGGATCACTTTATTCGCGCGGATCATTTGTTATGGCAGGTGAAAAACAAAGTGAAGCCCTATCCGATAGTAGTAATTATGACAAATTTGCGAAGATTGGGTTTATCTCCTTCATCATTATTTTACTGATAATATCAATTTTATCCTTTAACTGCTAAGAATGCTAAACTAAGCCCTATCGATGATGGGGCTTTTTTTATGAACAGAAAAAAACTAAGGGTGACGATCACCCTAAATGGAAACAATCAGAACGGTGAGCAGAAAGTATTTGAAAGTGAATACAATCAAATCTCATCGTCTGAGCTTCGCATATCATGCACCATTGTTTCAGGCAACGGAGCGCTCTCGCCTACCGCTAAAATACAAGTCTATGGCTTATCACTCACTAAAATGCTTGCATTGTTCCGTGTGCAATGGAATACGCTAGATGCAATGCTGAATGAGGTTGCAATCGAAGCGGGTGAAGAAGGTAAGCCGTTCGAGCTTATCTATAAAGGCAATATCACGACGGCAACAATCAACATGGATTCCGCGCCCGATCCGTTTCTTGATATTGATAGCGTTGTCGGATTAGTCGAGCAAATGAAGCCTGCCGAACCTTTGGCAATCATTAATGAAGTGGATGTTGCTGAGGTGATTAGAATTATCACTGAAACAAGAATGGAATATGAATTTGAGAACAATGGTGTTTCTCATATCATCCCTGACGGCTTCATGTCTGAGGGTGCGAATTTAGAAACAATACGCCAACTAGCGCATGACTATGATTTCGACTTGTATATTGAGCACAAGTTGATTGCCATTGCGCCACGAAACACTAAGCGCCAAATACCAATACCGCAAATCCGACCTACTAGCGGTCTTGAGGGATACCCTACCCCCGACATTAAAGGTATATCGTTTAAATGCTTCTATAATCCCCTAGTTCGCTTTGGTGGAAACTTAGAGGTGAAAGATAGTATCATTGAAGTCTGTAATGGTGTATGGCGCGTGTACGGCTTGAAAACCATTCTTGAAAGTGGCGTACCAAATGGGCGCTGGTCTATGGAAGTTAATGCAACTTGGGCGAACAGTACCGATGCCGTTAGAAAATGATCAACAGACGACAAACTATAGAGCATCCCAAAGCGTAGGCGGTGCTGCTGAATTTGAAGCTATTGTACGCTCACTGATGGGTAAGAATCATACCCTAATGCTAGGTGAGGTCATGGCTGTCACTCAAGAAGCAAGTAGCACGGCTGCGGTCGGGTATCTGTCTGTCCGTCCGATGGTTTTCATGGTGGATGGCTCAAATAACAACTACGACCGTGCAACGATAAACAATGTGCCTTTCTTTCGATTACAGGCAGGCGGTAATGCAGTAATCCTAAACCCAAAGGTTGGTGATATTGGCTTGATTGCCTACTGTGAGCGCGACATTTCGATGGTGAAGCGCAACAAGAAACAAGCAGCACCAAACTCACGCAGACAATTTAATATTAATGATGCGGTGTATCTTGGCGGAATGTTGAACAGCGCGCCTACGCAATATATTCAGTTTCTTGATAGCGGGATGAATATCAAGACGACTGGCAATGTGAACATTAACGGCTTAACTATTGCGCCTAGTGGTGTTTTAACGCTTGCAAATGGTGTTGTGGTAGATACACACATTCACGACCAAGCAAACGACAGCGCAGGCAATACAGAGCAACCAGTGGGGATTCCAAGAAATGGCTAATACTCTTTTTTTACTCCCTAATACTTGGGATTTGACATTGGATTCAAGCGGAAACATTGCCATTGCCAGTGATGTCTACCAACAAGCGCAAGACATTGCATCGGCTTGTCGTGTATTCCGTGGTGATATGTATTTCAATAAAAATGATGGTATCCCCTACTCAGAGTCTATTTTAGGGAAATCATCCTACCCGCTTGGCTTGTATCAGTCAGAGTTAAGGCAAGCCGCACTATCTGTCGATGGTGTGATTAGTGCTAATATAACATTCAATAAAATTGAAAATCGGGTGCTTAGTGGCATGATTAAATTTACAAATGATCAAGACCAAACAGGAGTTGTAAGTTTATGATTCCTGATATTGAAATTACCGAAAATGGCATTATAGCGCCCACAACGGATGAAGTGCTTGCGGGTGTATGGGAGATCCTAAAAACCGCTTTTGGCTCAAACCTGAATACAGCAATGAACACCCCACAAGGGCAGTTAGCAACATCGATCACGGCGGTTATTCAAAACGAGCGCAATAAGTGGATTCAGTTAATGAATCAAATCGACCCGCAATACTCTACTGGTATTTGGCAAGATGCTATTGGTGAGCTGTATTTTATTAATCGACAATCTCAAACATATTCAATTGCTGAGATCCGCTTGCATGGTTTGAATGGAACGATTGTCCCTGCTGGATATAGAATCAGCGATGTGGCAGGCAATATTTGGGAAACTACAAGCCAATTGATTATTGATTCAACTGGCTATATTGATGGTTTTGTACAATGCACTGTCGCTGGGCCAATCGAAGCATCCATTGACACAATCACAAATATTCTTGTTGCCTTATCGGGGTTAGACCGTGCGACCAATACAAGCGCTGCAATTGCAGGTGTTAATGCTGAAAGCCCTGAAAACTTCGAGCAACGTAGGCAAGAATCTGTTTCAGCAAATGCTAAATTAACCGACGCTGCTGTGCGTGGTGCTGTAGCTAATTTGCCGAACGTGGTCGATGTTTGGGTTAAGTCAAATCCAACGGATCTCACTGTAAACTTTGGCGTTACCAATTATCCAGTGACTAGAAACACCTTACTTTGTTCTGTGGTCGGTGGTGTTGACTATGATATTGCTTGGCAGATTCTAGTTAAAGGCGGTACTGGTTGCTCGTTCGCGGGTGATACAGAAATCACTGTTTACGACAATGATACCTACCCAGTAGACCCGCCTGACTATAAAGTAAAGTTTCTCCGCCCGACATTAAAAACAGTCAAGTTTAAAATCACGATTGAAGATAAAAACGAAATGTCATTGCAAGATGAAAAGGCGATGAAAAACGCTATTCTTGATGCGCTGAAAACTGGAAAGACCCGCGCACGCATAGGTCAAAAACTTAGAGCTTCCGCTTATGTTTGCCCTGTTGGTAATTCGATTGATTTAAGTCTGCTTGATATTGAGGTTAGCTTTGATGGCATAACATGGGTTAATTTCCTTGAGCTTGGTGTTGATGAATACCCAGTTACTACTGAATTTGATATAGAGATTGTCTAATGTTTGATGTTAAAGATACTTTGATGTCGCAGTATGCAAACAGTCCAGCTATTGTCGGGATTATTAAGGGTATCGCAGATGCGCTAGACCCTGAGTATACCGCAGAAGAATTTTATTCAATGTTGTGGCGTTTAAGCTCCGCAACATCATGGGGCTTGGATATTTGGGGGTGTATTGTCGGGGTAAATCGAAATGTGCAAATGAGCAACCCTGACGCTATTACATTCGGTTTTAAAACCAATCCTATATCTCAGAACTTCACGCCTTTTAACGTAGCCCCATTTAGTGCAGGCGGTGCAAAATTTAACACCTATCGCCTACCCGATAATCTCTATAAAGAGCTAATCATTATTAAGGCCGCTTCAAATATTCTTTATGCTACAGCGCCAAATATTAATAAATATCTTCAGATGATTTTCACTGAAAAAGCTTATTACTACATCACTGGTCACATGACAGCAAAGTATATTTTTGAGTTTGAATTAACGGTATTTCAGCGCTTAATTGTCTATACTTTGAAGTTATTACCTGAGCCGTGCGGTGTGTTAATCTCCTATGAAGAAAAACCAATTGCAGAGGTATTCGGCTTTGACGGTACAGAGTATGAAACATTTGATTACGGAGTATTCATTCAATGAGCAATCCTGAAATTATGTGGTATAAAGCATTTGCTTGGAACGCCACGAATAAAAACACGATACAAGAGCAACGGCAACCATCTCAGGATGTGCAAGATGCCACGCTTAATGATGGCTTTCCGCTTATCACAATGACCCCACAAGATGCGGGTGGTATTGCTCCGAACGGCCAAGATATGAACGGCGCTCTCTATGCGATTAGTTCAAATATGGTTCATCGTCAAAAAGGGTTACGCATTCAATTTGATCCCGCTTACGCTGCGAAAATTGGCGGTTATGATCAAGGCTGTATTCTTGCGTCTAATGACTATACACGTGATTACATTAGCCTTATCCCGAACAATTTAACCGATCCAAATGGTAGCGGGACTGCAGGACGTTGGGCTATTTATTCAGGTGCTGGCTCTATTGCTTCTGCAACTGCGAGTATTGCGGGCATTGTTAAGATTGTTGATAGTTTATCGAGTACCGCAACAGATGCAGCATTAACGGCGGCAAAAGGCAAGGAATTAAGCGATGTTTTAGATATAATCGCCTACTCTCCAATACCGTATTTTGGAAACTCCGCGCCGTCGGGCTTTTTGGCTATGAATGGGCAAGCGATAACGAGCGCGCAATATCCAAAGTTGTTTGCTAGATATGGCTCATCACTTCCCGACCTAAGAGGGTGTTTTATTCGTGGTCTTGGTGGTAATTCTGCCGCAATTGGTGTTGTTCAAGGTGATGCAATCCGAAATATCACAGGCACAACAAATAACACCTACTCAACAGATACAAACCTTGTAACTGGGGCATTTTATAAAACCGCCTCATCTGGTCGAGTTATTGCAGCGGGAACAGGTAGTGCAAGTGGTGAAGGTTTTGACGCATCGCTTGTTGTCCCTACGGCTAACGAAAACCGACCAAAGAACATGGCATTTCTTTATATTGTAAAAGCTGGATGACCACTTAAATTTCATAGGACACTAAAATGCTACAACCTACTAGATTAATTTCTACGCCATTCGCGCAAGAGGGCGAAAAAACCGAAATTCAAAACGTAACAGGCGAGTTTGATAACAGCGCCACTTACAGACTCGGATTTCCCCCGCTTACAATGCAATCCATTCGCTCAGGTGGTAAGCCGCCAAAAGGTACGGACTTTAACGGTGTGCTTTTCGACATCACGGAAAACATTTCTTTTTTGTGTAAAGGTGGGCGCTACCAATACAATGCGGGACTATCAACCTTAATTGGTGGTTATCCTGAAGGCTCAAATTTACTCCTTGATGATAATGTCACTGAGGTTGTGAGCACTGTCGCGGGCAACCAAAACAACCCTAACACGGACATGACGGGTTGGGTTTTAAAGCCAAATAAAACAACTGCTGTAAATGTGGCTGACGCTAGCGGAGAAACGCAGCAACAAGTCAACTATAACGGCGGATCTAAGTGGCATTCTCGCGTTGGCGGGTATAAAGAAAATGAACGTGTCGTTCTAGCTAATGGTGACATTGTAAAAAGCACTGTTAATGGCAATGCGAATGACCCTAATGTGGATATGACAGGGTGGGAGTTGCCACAGGCTCGTGATGTTTTTGACGAAAGCGGATTGAGTCAGCAGGAAATCAACGATAAGCGAAAGAAAAACCCATTCGATTTTGGTGCAGTTGGGGATGGTATAGCTAATGATATTGAAGCTATTAGAGCAACTATTAATGCTAGAGGAGAGATTACATCTGGAATTTTTTACTGTGAATTGAATAGTGATGATGACACTTTAGTTATTCCCGATGGATTTGTCTTAAATTGCTCATCAGATTCAAAATTCATTTACGATTTTTGGGGTAGTCCTTTATTTGCACTCATAGGTAATAATGGTTCTGGCATAAAAGGGCATAATATTGAATATCGCGGTGTTTATGATGCTTCTATTGGTTTAACCACTCGTACTTTTAAATCTTATTCTCGTGCGATTGTTAGACACCGCTATTGTGCGGATATTATAGTATTAGGTGGTAATAATAATTCGATCATTGGCACACATTCTGGGACAAATCCGCAAAACATCGGTGTTTTATTTGAACCTAATGCAGATGGCTCACTTGCTAAAAATAATACTGCTGACATATCTGCGAACTATAGATGTCAAAGCATCGTAAGTTCTGGTCAGATTGGGTTTGATTTCAAAGTAAATCAAGGAGTTTTGGCTACGAATAGCCAAGCACTGTACGGTCCTGCACATGCTATATATGACGTTCAAGAGGTAATATCTAAGGATGGTAAATACACGATCATAGATACTGGTGAATATTCAGACAGTGTTAATATGACAGAGACTCACACGTTATCTTTAAAATATGCTGAGTCTGTTGTCGCAGAAATAAACTCATCACGCTCCGCAGGCCCTTTAAACTTTGCGGGATGTACTGGATGTACATTCAATCTAACTAGCGTTTACGATGGAATTGTAGCAACTGCCTCCGTTGGGCATATTTTTTACACATCTATCAATGGGCGTGTAGAGCCAAGCGATGGGAACACAATTAATGCAAATATTCTATTGACTGGTGCTGCACACAATGGACGTATTTATGATAGTTCTTTTGGCGCATCAGTTGCTCCAATAACTGGCACTGTAGCTAACATATCATTCTTGCGTACAGTAGATGGAACTCATGGCCATGCTTTAAAAATTGGCGATACAGGCGGGGTATTTAATATTACATCCACGCAAAAAGGCGACACCAACAGACCTATCATTGAGTTTAGTGGGGGCAATAGCAATACAGCGAATATCAATGTCATTGAGGGAGGTTCCAGAATTGTATACACCAGTGGTGTGGGCAACGTAGTTAACTTAAAAGGCAACATACCTACGGTACAGTCTAATATACCGACAGCAGGTAATACATCCAATGTGGTTATGCCAAGTTATAAGAACAGATTAACCACATCCCAGGTAACAAATCCTTCTTTCTCGATACAATTGCCGCCTAAGTTTGGGGTTTATTTAGTTTCTTTAAAGTTAGCTACAGCCGACTCAAATCACGCACGAAGTGGGGTGTGGTTAGTGAACCATGACGACTCATCAACTTTTGATTTCGCGTCTTGTCAGTTAATTGGTGTGCAAATAACAAAGGGTGCTGGTGACAGCATCCCAACATCTTTAGACTTAACTGTTAACAGTACGGGTTTGCTGTCTGTAGCTTCTGCAAGCAAGTTAAATTTTTATATCTTGGATTACGGGTTCTTAGCGATAGCTTAATTAGAAGCCCTTTGGGGTTTTCTCGGTAAAAGTGCTATTATCGATAAAACTGATATAGAGCGAACCAATGCAGATTTTTAAAAATTTAGAGGAGCATATTGAGCATATTGCGCTTGTGCTTCTCGTCACAGCACTGAGCATGATTGCCTACTTTCTAACATCACCGCAACCGCCACGAGAACGGACTAAATCCGCTTTCGCAGGCGGTGTTATTGCAGGTGTGTTGTCGTACCCGACATGGGCATTAATCGGCTCAATGACACCATCGGGACATCTTCATGTGGGTTGGCTAACTGTGATCATCTTCATTTACTCGGTTTCAGGGCAGTTCATCCCTGAGTTTTTACAATCGGTAATACCAAAATTGGCTAAAAAGTTATTTAATCGTAGCTATAAAGCCAAGACTGGCGAGGACTTCGAAGATGATCACTAATATTTGCTTGATTGTAATTTTTTTCTGTTTTCTGTTTATGGTAATGAATAGGCGCGTAGATTTAAAATGGTTTGCGAAAGGCTTAATGTGCATCGGTATGCTTGCCATTGTGGGCGTGCTTTCAGTACCGAAGCACCATGATATGATAATGGACGTTCTATTTATTGTTATTGCATTCCTTACAGCATACGGAACGACATTAATTTATAAGAGGGGTAGTTATAAGTGAAGCTAACGAAAGGTGGTTTTGATATTATACGCAAAGCTTTTGGGAAATTATCGGAAAGCCAAGTAAGCGCGTTTAATCATATTGTTTCTGCTATGGATGCGGATAAAAGCATTTCATATCCACAGGGGGCTTATATTCTTGCAACAATCTGGCATGAAACAGCAACCACAATGCAACCAATCGCAGAATATGGAAAAGGAAAAGGGCGAATCTACGGGACATGGTACAAAAATAGTAAAGATCAATTGTACACCTTCAAAGACGGTTCAAAGACTACGGCTTATTTGCAGTCTGATTACCCCCATCTATATTATGGGCGCGGATATGTTCAACTCACTTGGTGGGCTAATTACGACAAAGCATCGGAAAAACTAAAGCACGATTTCTTGAATAACCCCGATGATGTAATGCAGATTGAACACGCGACCAATATTCTATTGTTAGGTATGAAGGAGGGGTGGTTTACTGGGCGAAAACTATCCGACTACATCAATCAATCCAAGAAAGACTACTTAAACGCACGCAGAATCATCAACGGCATGGATAAAGCAAGCTTGATTGCTGGATATGCTGAAACCTTTGAAAAAGCATTACGGAGCTACTAATGAAAAAAATCGAATCAATCGCCTTAAATATCTTTGATGCAGCACAGACTGGATATGAAATTTACATCTCTACTGCGCGCGCCATGGATTCACTAGAAAATAGTGGCATGAGTGGCAAGTCAAAACTTGAATCTGTACTGTCTATGATCAAAGGCATGTTTATCGAAGTATATGAAAACTGGTCTTATTGGTCTGAGATATTGATTAAATTTATCAGCTCGATTAAAGGCATTTATAATTTAGTGAAGTGAGGTTGAAAGTGGAAAATATTTTAGATTTTATGAAAAAGTTTGTAGATGGCCATCGGATTGTCTCCACAGGCGATTTATCTTTAATGCAAATTGCAGAAGCTAAAAAAGAAAATAGATTTTTTGTGGATGAAGAATCTAGTCTTGGGTGGGTTGCTTTACCGTGGGAATTAACCACATACAAGGATAGAGATCGAGAAACAAAATATTTGGTGAAGTGAGATTAATTATGGACAGTTATGGTATTGGTTAAAAAAAGCCCCGTGATGGGGCTTCTTGTTATTTATTTAAATGCTTATCCGCTGCATAAAGTGCATTCTTTGCACCCTGCTTTAACTGATTTAAACCCTTTTGAATCTTTGCATCTGCATAACTCAAAGGTATTAATGATTCAGGCACAGGCGGTTGCTTGCCTGCATTGCGGTACATTTGATCAATGTATTGCTTGTGGGCCATGTCGAGCGCTTCGGCAAATCCAGGATTTTTTAACAGGTCTTTCATTCGCAGTTGCTCTCGATTGATGCGTAAGCAGGATCGGATTCTTTGATGAATACGCCATTCACTAAAACACCTCGTCTTTCTTTAATGTCATCATAAGCGACCTGTACGCATTCTTTTAAGGTTGTTTTGTGGTTACAAGCGATAGCATTCAGCGTATTGATTGATCGCTTAAATAAGCCAATATGAAAGAAATTAGCATTATGTGCATAACCTACTAGCTCGGATAATGTATTATTCAAAATCAATACTAACTCCTTGCTATCACCCTCTGCCCATTGCAAAGCGTCAAAATTCAATTGGGTTAATGAGTGATTAACCTGTTTCGCAATAACCGTTAGCACCACAAAAATATCGCCAATATCGTCGCGACAATCCCGACCTTTCCCGACATTATCAGCTAGTTCGCCAAACTCGCTAAACAACTTCATTGCTTGGTCAATAGGTTTTGATCCTTTGATAATATTGCGGTCGCTTGCCCATTGTTCAATCTTTTGGATTAATTCATTCATTTTCATTTTCCTTAAATGCCACGACATTTCTATCGTGGCGGGTGTTATTTATAGATCAAAAGGGTAAATCGTCCCCATCGTCAGAGTTTTGGCTATTTGCTGGTTGCGCCTGTGGTTTAGGTTGTGCCTGTTGTGGCGCTTGTTGCTGACCACCCTGCGGACTGCCTGCCAAGTTGCAAGAATATGAACGCACCTCCATATATGTCTTGCCGTTATATTCGCGTGTTGATAGTTCGCCCACAACCTGAACCATTTGCCCTTTTTTCAGGTAATCCACAAAGTTTGATTTTGCTTGACCACCCCAAATTGAGACGTTAAACCAATTTGTAGACTTCTTATCACCGAAGCCGACATTTTGAGCCACACTGAATTTTGCAAGCGCCGTACCGTTCACGTCTTTTAACTCAACATCACCGCCAAGTTTTCCTAGAATTGTTACTGTGGTCATTTTATTTCACCTTTAAAGTTCATCGAAAATTTGTTCAGCATAGATTTGTGCTGATTTATACTTTAAGTCAATCAAAGCATTTGTTTTGTCGCACCATTCGACACGATGCGTTTTAATACGTTTTTCAGGCGGTAGCGACTCGACAAAATCCGTGTGTAGGCTTACATCATCAGAAGCGTAAAGCAAGTGCTGTGGGGTCGGCATTAGCGTGTATTTGATTTCCGCATGACTCACTTCTCGCCCATGATGTTTAAGTAGTCGCATATAGCCAATTTGCTGAATATCATAGCCTGCATCTTTCACCGCAGATTCTACTTTCTTTTTGGTTTTCGGCATGGTGAAAAAATCCCACGGACATTTCGTGTCGTAAATCACGCCATTGTAGAAAATATCCCATTCGCCAGTGATAATGCCATCACTTAAGCGCTCAGTGTTTTTGTCTGCGAATATACCCTCATGTTGCATCAAGAAAGTGATTGCATCATCTTCGACAATGTTGCCTTTTTCAGTGTATTTATTGCCTTTAAAATTGCGCACACCGTATTTCTGCAAAATAAGCATTTCTTCTACAAGGTCTTTCGCTGTAGCAGACAGAGTACTTGCCAATGCTAAATCTAGCAATGATTGTTCTTCTTCTGTGCGTTTACGCTTAGCCTTAATTTCTGCCAGTTCAGGCGTTAGCAAAGCATCATCAATAGACTTCGCACTAGTGAGAAGTCTGTGCAATGACGAGCAACGAATAGGGTTTAGTTTCATTTTGAAAATTCCTTTTTAGCGGCTTCATAAAACTCTCTTGACACCACAATGGCTTGTAAATAATCCCAGTCATCAAGGGTCATTACATATTCGCCATTTCTGATTTCAAAATTCACTGTCCCATAGTAATTCGACAGTTCGGTTGTTATGGTTTCGTCGTTCATACTGTAACCTCCTTACCAATGCGGATTAATTGCTCGTCTGTCAAAGTAAAAGAGCTTGTAACCTTGCTGATTGTTGTAGCCTTGCTATTGATGCTTTCGATTGCTTTAGTTAAGCGCTCGTCATCGATTGGTGGCTTTTTAGCAGATTCAGCACGTACATTCAGGGCGAATCCATTGTTGTCATCGTCTTGAGCTGTTGCAATATTCAGGATACCGCAAATAGTGTATCGCTTGCCGTAGCTGATTGCTGCACCAATTGCCTGCATAGCATTCATTGAATTATTGACTGCTTTTGTTGGCAGGGTTAATGCTGTTTTTGTGCTGTGGCCGTCCTTGTGTTGCAAGATACAATTAACCGTCACAGCTTCAAGTCCTTGCTGTTCAGTTGTGAATGATATGCTAAAACCGTATTTCGACAAGATAGGTTGCACAGCTTTCACAATGTCCTCAAGTGGCGCATAGAATGTTGTGTGCGTTTTCTTTGTTCTGGCAATCACTGGAATTTCTTTCGACATTAACGCGAAATCATTATTGTAATTAATGATGCCTTGTTGCTTCATAAAATCTTTTTGCATCTCAAGCAATTCACGAGCCACAGAAACATCAAAGTTTCCGCTTGTGACCATTTGCTGAATAACTGAAATTGCACTGTTTTCTTGTGTTGTTGCTAACTCGTTCATATTAAACCGCCTTTAATAACTGCTGATATTCTTCAGCGTTAATTTTCCCGACTTGGAATAGTGTTTCAATCACAATCGCCAAATCATCTTTTGAGAAAATCTTGCTGTTTTTCTTAACATGGTCTAGCCATGCTTTTGTTTGATTATCCATTTTCACACCTCGTTTAAAGTAAGATCACTTTAGCACATTGAAAGATAAAATCAACACTATAATTAAGATAATTTACTACGATTGCATATATTTTGTATTGTGTTATATTAAATCAAAATAACGGAGTAAGTTAAATGATGACGCTTGAACAAGTAAAAGAGAAGTTACAAGACCGCAACATTGCCGAGGTATCGCGCCGATGCAATCTGCAATATCAGACGGTTTTTAATATTGCCACTGGGCGCAATAAAAACCCAAGTTATAACACTGCATTGAAGTTGATTAATTATTTAGAGGGAAATTGAAATGACAATATTTCAAGATTCGATAGTGGTCGTGATTTTCATATTATTGTTTGTTGTTTTTCTTGCGGTATGCGCTTTGATTGATTGTGTTTATCGGGTGTATCAGGCTAAAAAAGATCGGGAGTTTTAAAAAATGAAAAATATTATTTGTGATTCAATATGGGCGCATATGCTTATGTTTTATTTTTACACTATTTTAGCATTATTACTTTACTTGACTGGTGCTATTAGTCCAGTAGTGTTTGTTGGCGTTGGTTCTGTCTATGTTTTACTTATCATTCACTCCGCAATGTGTATTGCTGATTTTGAAATGAGTGAGTTAGGCAAAGTGGCTAATAAAGCTGAAAACGGCGCTTACAAAGAAATCCATATTACTTGGCATAAATAAGGTGTTGAAATGAATTTAATTGAACAATTGGGCGGGTATGAAGCTGCAAAAGCCGAGGGAGAGAAATGGGGTTTTGATGACTTCCTGAATAATCAGCTTCTCGAATACCGCCGCCAGAACAACATTTTTGAGATTGGGGATTATGTTGTAAAAACCAATCCAAAAATAAAACATGCACACGTTAGAGTTGTTATCAGCACATCGCCAAGCGGTGGAGCGGTGCTAGACTATCAGGGGTTTCCGTATAAATTCCCCTGCGTTAGACACGCCACCGATGCAGAAATCAAAGCAGGGCGTAGACTATGAAAAAATTATGTGTGGCGCGGGTTTTATGATCCGCTGCCACCGATGCGGGAAATTAAAAGAGCCGAGCCAGTTTAGGAAATTAAAACCAGTATGGTGTACTTGGTGCATTAATTGCGAAAATACCCCAATTGGTATGATGCCCTCTAATTGAGGGCTTTTTCATATCTGCTTTTTGCATAGCGCGTCATGTTTTCAAGGTCGCATTCATTTACACGATAGAATCTTGAGCCATTGCCTGAGCGCTTCCACCCTAAGCCGAACTTATCCAATACGGTAGCAACTGGCTTTGTTGTAATCTTTGGTTTTGGATATGGCTTCAAATTTCCCGACTTATCTTCTTGCCATTTGCCGTATGCGCTTGGAATTAATTTCAATGATGAATATAGAAACCGCGTGTCATTGCTAGATATGCGGTCGAATATCTTGTCGCAATCTTCGCTTGTGATCTTGTTAAAGTCGATGCCATCAAAAATATTAGCAGTCGCTTTCACTTGCGCTTTCTCGAATCGTCTTAATGCAATGTTCGCGTCTGCGTCATCGGTCGGATGGGTTAATCCAAGAACACGTGCGAACCTGTCAACCTTTGGCATGTTTTCAAACATATCCAAGTCAAGATCGTTAATATCGTGACCTAAGCCAAAATTGAAAGATACGCGAAGCTTGTAGGCAATTAGCTGTTTTTCTTCATCATCGGTTAGGCTTTGTTTTTCATCTAATGTTTTCGCTTCGTCTTTGCTGATTTTTTTAGCAAGCTTGATACCTAGTCGATGGTTTTCTTTCAGCTCCTTTGAAATCTCTTTCATTTTTTCATTCAGCAGATAGTCGGGGCTTGACACTTTGCCCGCCTTAACATCAAAGCAATAATACTGCATGAACCATATAAAACCGTTAGCGAAGTCTGCGCGGTATTCTTGTTCTACAATGTCAATATGCGCTTTAAATCGCGTGAAATCGTTTTCTTTTAGTGTTTCACCCTCAAGTGCCGATGCTTGTCTAAGACCAGTCAGAATTGACGATGTGGTCACTTGCTCGTAACGGTGCGTGTTCTTCTGCAAACATACGTGCATAGTATCAACATAGCGTACACGCCCTAACATCTGCGCAAAGTCACTAAAGCAAATGCTATGACCTGATGCCATGCCTGCGATCATGGTGAAGTGTGGATCAAAAATAAAAATCGGCTTACCTTCCTCGTCATAGACTTGCTGCCCGTTTTCATCTAGTAGCGGTTTTTTATGTTCAACAGACACGCCACTCGATATAGCAGGGGATGCAATCACAAGATCATATTTTCTTGATTCTTCATTCACGTTTTCAAGAAACTGTTTAATCTTTTTGTTTTTGCTGTTTTTGGATGTAATCGCAATCAGATTGTACTTTTTGAACATTTCGGCAAGCACTTCGGCTTTGATTGCAGATTCAACCGCAAGCCACACCTTGCCGCCTGCTTCTAGCTCCAGTTGTACTTTAGTTAAAAAGTCTGCGCGTTCAGTATAGATATAGCATTCACGCCCGCGATTATTCGGTACTTGCTCAATGATGTTTAGTTGCTCGTCAGGTCGTGCAGTTTCCAAGAAATCAATTGTGGTTTGATCAATGGATGCATCACATACAACGACTTTTTTGCATTCGTTTACCAGTGTGCGCAAGCCGTTAAAAATATCCTCTTGGTTGCTACCGATTACCTTGCATTCCTTTGATGCGGTGAAGCGGATATTTTGGCTGATTTCATCAATCGCAATATTGCTCACTGATTTAATAAAACTGCGAAAACCAATCGATTGAGTAGACGGCAGGCATATTGCCAGCTTGTCGGCTTGGTTTGCATTGCTGTCGTCATAGCTTTTAATGCTCAGCGTTTCGGATAAATCAGAAATCAAGCTACGGCGGTGCGCTACTGCAACAAAACTATCGACACTTTCCGAAAATGGCTTAATGACTTTTTTGGTCTTGCCCGAACCCATAGGCGCAAAGATCACATTAATTGGTGCTGACAGGTCAGCTTCATCTAGCGACGCCACTACAGTATGATTGTGTTTATTCCAAGACACAGGCTTAATCGCGGTCATTGCACGGCGCTTACGGTTTTGGATCGCATAATGCACACGACACATAATAGAACGGTGTGTGTTGTGGTGGATTAGCGGATGGTCTAGGTGCTTGCGGATCTGCTCAATAGAAACAAATGCAGGCACGTTTTCAGACATACGCATTGCAACAGTTAAGCCTGCACAGGCTACAGCAAGCGGATCAATGCTAGTTTCGAGCGTATCTTCTGCATTCTCGATAAAGCTTAGTTTGAATGCGTCAAACTGCTCACACTGTTTAGGCTTTGGATTGTATAGGCGACTGCATAGCGGATTGATTAAATCGATAATCGGACTATAGCCCTCCAACATATACAGGTCGTTGAAGTCGGTCGGCTTGCTTGATACGTCTTTAAAAATCGGGTAGATGATGTCTGCATCAATAGCACATGCGGTTTTTTCCGCTGCCTTGATACCAGTATTCGTTTTTTTGTATTGGTCGTTATCGGCACAGATAATAATTTTATGCAATGGGAATTGCTTACGGACTTCTTTCGCCACATTCAGTAAGTTACCACTATCGAATGCGATATATACGCATAGCTGTGTTGCTTCGTGAAGTGTTGCGCCAGTTGCCCATCCCTCGCAAATTAGAATGCAGTCGGTTTCGTTTCCGATTCGATAATACGAGCCTGACTTTTTAGCACCATACATCATCTTTTTTTCACCATCGGCATTGATGAATTGCAACGATGTTATGCGCCCACGGTAAGCCATAGGCACAATTAAACTGCCTTGTTCGTCTACACGTAGGCCATGCGCCAAAACATCCTTTTTAACTAGATATGGATGTGATTCGCACGGTTTAGCCTTGCGCCATATATAAGACGCTGTTTTGGCTTTTTCGGCTTGTAACTCAAGTGTTTTTTGTTCTTCGATTTTCGCAAGTCGTTCCGCTTCAAGGCGTGCTAGTCTACGTTGTTCTTGAACATGCGGAGATACTTTAGGCGCATCTTTTTCCAGTTTGAAACCGTACTTCTGCGCTTCAAAAATCAAAGAGCCGATGCGGACACGCCCCGACATATTAAAAGACTTCCAGCGTGTTAATGCTTCTTTTAATTTAAAGCTTGAGCCTGTTGCAGACCAGTCTAGCCACATCTCCCGCCCCGCTTCACCGAGTTCGGATTTGACAGCCATGCCACACATCACCCATATTTCTTGATCTTCAACATCGCAATATGAGAGTGCTAGACGTATCTGCTCATTAGTTAGAGCGTTGTGATTCATCTTTTAAATATCCTGAAATTGCAATGAGAGTATTAAGGCGCGGGTTCGATGCTCGACCGATGCGAATTGAAATAAGCGTGTCATAACTTACATCAATTGAGTGCGCCATTTCTTGCAGTTCAAGACAACTTAAAATCTTTAGTTTTTCTATTATTTCTTGTAGGGATAACATCACATACTCCTAAATTGTTTTTGTAATATATTACATAAACCTGAAAAATGCAATATACTAGCACTTCGAGTAGTGATTCACTGGAGATTAAATTGATAACTAAAAAATATGACGATAAATGCGAAATGGTGTTATGCACGAAATGCAGTAATCATGGCGGACTACATCAAAAGTCTGCTTTGGTTAAATGCAGCATAACAGAGTTGGAGCTACATTGTGAGTGTGGTCATGCGTTTAAGCTTGTTATTGAGAATAGCAAAGGCAGATTGTTTTTACGGGTTGTGGAGCGCCAGTCATGAGCTACACACTTCGACCATACCAACAAGAAGCCGTTGATCTTGCCATAAAATACATGCGTAAAAACTCATTCCCTGCAATGCTAGAGTTAGCAACTGGGTCGGGCAAGAGCATTATTTGCGCTGAAATCGCGCGGATCATGACAGGCTTATCGGGTAAAAAAGTTTTGTGCTTGTGCCCGTCATCGGAACTTGTGCAGCAAAACCATGAAAAATATTTACTTACTGGAAATGAAGCTTCAATTTATTCAGCTTCAATCGGTAAAAGCCTGCGCCATGATGTTGTATTTGCGACTGAGGGCAGTTTTAAGAGTAAGGCGCTGGAAGTAGGCGAACAATACAGCACGGTTATTTTAGACGAATGCCACCGCATTACACCAACGATTAAAAAGATCATTAAGGACATGCAACAAGGAAATCCTAATATCCGCGTGCTTGGTATGTCTGCTACCCCATTTCGTTTAGGCACTGGCTACATTTACGAAATGAATGAGCACGGACAGCTTATGGAGGAATCAGTTAGCCCATACTTTAAAAAGCGCCTATACACGGTAGGCGGTGAATACCTTGTGAGCCTTGGATACCTAACAAAACCAGTTGTCGGAAAAATCCATGCCGAGAAGTACAACACGGAAAATATCCAAGTGAAAGCGAATGGCCAGTTTGATCAGGCATCCATTGATGAAGCATTTGTCGGGCATGGTAAAAAGACAGCGGGCATTGTTGCAGATGTGATCAATCAAGCCAATATTCGACAAGACAAAGGCGTTATGTTTTTTGCGTCTACCGTGGATCATGCAAAAGAAATCATGGCCAGCCTGCCGTCTTATAATTCAGCATTGGTCACTGGTGACACAGCAAAGAAAGAACGTAGACAAATTATCGCAGATTTTAAAGCGCAAAAGATTAAATACTTGGTGAACGTGGCGGTTCTGTGCACTGGTTTTGACGCCCCTCATGTTTCATTGATTGCAATTCTACGGGCCACAGATTCGGCATCATTGCTGATCCAGATTATAGGGCGTGGTTTGCGTTTATTTGACGGCAAAGAGGACGCGCTCATTTTGGATTATGCAGGCAACATCGAGCGCTTTTTCCCCGATGGCAATTTATTTGAGCCACAAATTCAGGCATACAAAGACAAGCCGAAAATTAAAGACGATTTCACCTGTCCGCAATGCAGTTATACAAATACTTTCACGCTGCGACCAAACCCCGACAAGATGGTTTATGACGCGCAAGGATTCTTTTTAAATTTGGATGGCGAGCGCTATGTTTTTGATGATGGGAAACAGTACCCCGCTCATTTTGGCAGACGTTGCACCCATGTTGAAGAACGTGGTTTAAACAATTTTGAGCGCTGTACGTTCTTTTGGGATTACAAAGAATGTCAGGAATGCGGTGCTGAGAATGACATCGCAGCGCGTAAATGCGGATCATGCAAAAAGCTATTGATTGACCCAAACAATAAGCTTGTAGGCACAACACTGGATTATAAAAACGACCTTTCCCAAATCCAAACCGACACCATTGTACGCATGTCGAAGCGTGCCACAATGTCGAAGTCAGGCAACCCAATGTTTAAAGTCTTTTTTAAAACTCCGTATCGGGATTTTGTGGCGTTTTTCAGTGACCGAGTGAATAAGCGGTTTTATGAGATGCTTTCAGATAATAACTTTAAGCCAAAAACCGTTTCATACAAAAAGAGCAGCAAGACAGATTTTTTTACTGTCGTAGACTTTAACAGACAAGAGGACATTGTTAGATGAAAACCACAGCATGGCTACCTAAATTTGGCGATTTACCGAAATCCACATCGAACCCCGCAGAGGATTACGTTTTAAGTAGTCTAATTTCGCGCATACGGAACGATTACCCATCTACCTATGGACTAGTAGCCTTTCACGTTAAAAATGAATCTAAGCGCACTACAGGTCAAATCAGAGCAGATAAGGCGAAAGGATTAACCAAGGGTGTATCTGATTTAATTGTGATCGGAAATCCAACACTATGCATGGAGATCAAAAAAGACAATTCATGTCGTTTTGAAGATGGTCAATTGGAGTTTTTACAGCAGGCGCAACAGCAAGGTGCATTTGTTTGTTTGGCGGTTGGTTATCAAGGCGCAAAAGATGCTTTTGAACATTGGCTAAAACTACAATCTTGTGCCACTTAGCTACTATTATATTAAAGAGAAATACCCTAAGTGGCATATAATTTATATATTAGATAAATACCCTCTATATGCCACTTACTAGATATTATATTAAAGACAAATAGGCTAAGTGGCACAAAAACGGATAGAAAGGAGGGAGATAAACGAAGCACTATTCTGATCTTCAGCACGACAGTTTCGTATAATATTATATAGAGAAATACCCCAAACTGTCGTGTTTTGTAACTGAATTGTAAACGCAAAAAAACAGATATATGCAGCACATTTAAAGCATCATAATAGTGGCTAAATATCGCAATAAACGGATAAAGAAATGACTAATTTTAAAGTAGGACAATTAGCAAGAAGTAGGGTGGAGGGAAAGGTGATTCAAATTAGACGAATCAAGTTTAAAGATGGTGAATGGATGCTAGGTGTTGGAAGAATTGCATTCACTTGGGTTTTCGCCAAGGATTATGAGAAGTATTGAAGTATTGCTTGGTATCCTATATATTAATCAGATCACTACTCGTTTACGCCCCGACCACATCCATGATCGGGGTTTTTTTATATAAGTAAAATAAATATCTATATTAGAAATATGATTTGATTGTTTTTATAAAAATTATTATATTTGTTCTATCGAAACAAATGAGAAGAAAATGGCAGAGTTTAAGAAGTATCGGAAGTACGATACACCGAACGGATGGTGTTACGACATGAGTTATGCGGATGTTATGCAGTTAAGATCGGCTTATGTGAAAGGCATTAAAACATCAAAGACACTGGAAGCGTGCAGAATCTATATGGATTGGCGCAAAGTTAAGCAAAATTTAAAAGGCGGGAAGTGATGGAAGGTTTAAAAATTAAATGCGAAACCGTAGAGCAGAGAAAGCAGGCGCAAGAATTACTTTTTAGTCTTGGCTATGGTTGGAATTGTGGTGGGACAAAGGAGGTGCGTTATTTAAATATGCCGTATCTTTATGCATATCCTAGATCAAAAGATATGACATTTGGGAGAATTGAATCACATTCCAGTTTTATTAAAAATAGAAACAAAGAAATCACCCTACAAGAACTCCGAGATATGGTTAATCAAGATCAAGACGAGCCGTTCTTAACTCCTGAAACTACGTTAAACGACCAATACGCGGAGATTGAACAGGTGCGGAAACACCGCCACTATTTCAAAGATGTATCAAACATCACTGAGATTGACGTATACACCGTTTTAAAGCTGTTTGATGTAACAGACCCATGCTTACAGCATATTGTTAAAAAAGCCTTATGTGCGGGCAAACGTGGACACAAGGACATGATGGAGGATTTGCAGAATATCGTTGATACAGCAATCCGAGCTGTTGAACTTAACTCATAGGTGCGGGTATGAACAAACCAAACCCAACCCTAATAAGACAATGCATGGTTGAATATGCAAACCAACTAGGCAGACCTCATTTTGAAGTGTGCGTTGTAAAACGTGTTGTGAAATCATTTTCCACTGGCGTTGATGATGTTTTTAAGCCTGTTATCGAGAAGATGCTTAACGATAAAAACAAGCGCAATGCATCAAACCGCAGACGTGAATTACTTAACGAGTTTTGTGAAGATCACTCATACATGAAGTTAGCGGTGTTGTCTGAAATGTCAGCGCCGACTATGAAGAAGATACTTATTGGTCAACTGGATTGCAGTGATGATCAATGGGCAAGAATATTAAATGCTTTCGAGTTGATGACATGAAAGAACTAGAAATGTGGTGCATGTTTGGACACGGTAGAAAATTGGCATTGTGCGAGAAAATCGGGTGCAGTCGTCAAAACCTAGAACAGTTGATTAAGTCTAGCGAGAACAAACGCAGCTACAAAACCGAAATAAACCAAGTCGAGCAAGATGAAATGTTTAGCATTGACAAGGCAAAACGCAACATGATCCGCGCTGCTGAGCATATAGCGCATGATGATTTTATGGTTCAGAAGAAGGCGCATTTTGAATTAGCACGCTGGGCAGACATTTACGCAGATTTGAATAAGGTGATGAAATGAAAATCGAATTAGTACGCTTTGAAGATGGTCTAGCAGACTTCGAGATTGGTGATTTAACAGCTCGTTGTAACGTGTCTGATTGGGATTTAAATGAGTTTTTAAACGGTGAATTGATTATCAAGCCTTATGCATGGTTCGATATAAATGAAGATGAAGTAGCAAAGCCTGAATGGTTCGGGCGTAAAGAACTATTCGAGCTAAACAATGTATTTGAGCGCAGTTTAAAGTGACAAAACCAAAAGGCGCTACGCACTACGATTTCAAGAAGTCTTGTTTTTATAAGATTAATGAAAAGGTTTATAAGTACAACGGCTTCGGGTGGTGCGAAGTTAAAGAAGTTAATTTGAAAAATTGTATTGAGGTTTAAAAAATGATCGAACTAAAAAATGCGGTAAACGAAGCGAAAATCAAACTAGGCTTGAGTAATTCAGAGTTGTCGAAATTGATTGGGCATTCACGGAACTATATCAGCGAAACTTTGCGGATCGGTGCAAGCACTGAGAAGCAAGCGGAGATTACAGGAAAGATTAAAGAAGCCTTAGCGGTTGAGTTGGTTAGTCGTGGAGTTGGCGTGTCGTGCGATGACGAGCAAAAACAAAACGTCCGTATGTTGAATATGGAAGTTGAGCAGTTGAAGCAGGATAAAAAGCTAACTAACAATGATCTTGCAATCGCAAACCGCGACAAAAACCTCATGAAGAAAAAATTGCAAGATAAAAACGCAGTCATTAACTGGCTCGTGGCATTAAATGTATTTTTCATTCTGTTTTTAGTGGCTAAGTGTGCGGGGTGGATGTGATGACTAAAATTTATGGTATTTGGGTTGATTCAAAGCTAGTTCTAACAACGCCACATAAATTAAAGCGAGGGCAGTAGGGTTTAACTTGGGATAAGGTTCGGGACGCTGTTTGGGGTGAGTTTGGAGTATATGACAAGCCAGATTGTAATCCACTATATGAATGTGGGTATTTGAATCATTCTGGAAAGAAGATTTATGTAACGGAGTTGACGCAATGACCATTGAAGAAATTAGAAAGAATGCACCAAGTGGGGCGACAGATTATCGAGAGTACACAAACCAATATTTTATGATCAAAGGCGATTCATGGAATGTCTGGGATGGTATGTTTTGGCGAAAATGGCAATCATCACGTTTTATTAATCTAAAGCCCCTTTGAGGGCTTTTCTGTTATTATGTGGTTTTAGTTTGGGAGGGTTTTTAATGAGTCGTGAAATTGGTAGACCCTCATTATTAGATGAGGAAATGCTAGAAAGAGCCGAACACTATATGATTGATGGGTACAAAGAAATTGAAAATATTGTACCAAGTGTAGCGGGGCTTTCCTGTTATCTAGGTGTGAGTAAAAGCACTGTTTACGAGTGGGCAAAAGATACACCTGAAAACAGATTAATCCCAATAAGAGTCAGGTTTTCGGACACGTTAGATGCGATTCAGGCCAAACAAGAGATGCTTTTGATTAATGGCGGGCTTTCACAATCGTTTAGCGGAACAATTACAAAGTTGATGCTAGCCAATCATGGTTATAGTGATAAGGTCCAAACAGATGTAACCTCAAGCGATGGCTCAATGACTCCAAAAGGTTTAGATGATTTCTATGCAGACTATGGAAAAAAAGAAACCTAGTTTAAATCCTGTATTGCGTGACTTTTGGACGACAAGAGCACGCAATAAAATCCTTTACGGCGGACGAATGAGTGGTAAATCATGGGACGCTGCGGGGATGGCGATTCAATTAGCCGCACGCTATAAGCTGCGGTTTTTGTGTGTTCGTCAGATTCAAAATAAGATCGATGAATCGGTGTATGCCTTGCTGAAAATTCAGATTGAAAGATTTGGATTACAGAGTGAGTTCCGTATCCTTGAGAATAAGATTATCTCAAAGACTGGCAGTGAATTTATGTTCTATGGTCTTTGGCGACATATCACTGAGATTAAATCCATTGAATCTATTGACATACTTTGGTCTGAGGAAAGCCATGCGCTTACACAATCACAATGGGAGATATTAGAGCCAACCATCCGTAAAGAAGGTTCAGAGTGCTGGCTGCTATTCAATCCATCATTGGTATCTGATTTTGTTTGGCGAAACTTTGTTGTCAATCCACCGATGAATACATTGGTTCGCAAAGTCAACTTTGATGGAAACCAATTCTTATCAAACACGGCGCTACAGGTTATCGAAAACCACAAGATTCAACATCCCGACACTTTCGACCATATTTATTTAGGCGAACCAAGAACAGATGATGATTCAAGTGTTATTAAAACATCGTGGATTCTTGCTGCTATTGATGCTCATAAGTTGCTGGGCTTTGGCGATGATGGTCAATCAAGGCTTGGCTTTGATATTGCGGACGATGGGAGCGACTTGTGCGCGACTGTACACAGGAAAGGCTCTATTGCTTACTGGTGCGAAGAATGGGCAGGAAAAGAAGATGAGCTACTCAAGAGTTGTAAACGCGCCTATACGTCAGCGAGAGAGCGTAACGCGCTAATTGTTTATGATTCTATTGGTGTTGGCGCTTCTGCGGGTGCTAAGTTCCAAGAGTTGAACAGAGAGCTTCGGGCAAATGTTCAGTATGCTAAGTTTAATGCGGGATCGGGCGTACTAAAACCCGAAGCATTCTACCAGCCAAAGATTAAAAATAGGGATTTCTTTGCTAATCTCAAATCCCAGTCATGGTGGGCTGTAGCAGATAGATTCCGTTTAACCTATCAGGTGGTAAATGCAATCAAGAACGGTGAAACACCACCACCTTACAAGGTTGATGACCTGATTAGTCTTGACTCATCCATGCCAAATCTTGAAAAGTTGAAATACGAGCTTGCTATACCGATGCGAGATTTCGACAACAACGGTCGAGTTAAAGTAGAATCTAAAAAGGATTTAGCTAAACGTGACATCAAATCACCGAACATCGCAGACGCCTTTATAATGGCATACGCTCCTGTACAAACAGGACTCAACATCAACCCCGATATTTTAGGACAACTATAATGTTCAAATGGTTTAAGAAAAAGGAGATTGTAGCAGCTCCTAAAATTGATCAACATGCCGTGTTGCGTCAGATGCAACGTGTAATCACTATGCTTGACGATGTCAAAGACTCAGGGCATTTTGTTTATACAATCCCTGAGCTTGCGCCTAATGTCGTTCCTGCGGGTGTAACGCCACTTATCGCTCAAGATAGCATGTGCGGGGCAATGGCTAACTATGCGGGCATGGAACCGCAATTCTATTCAACATTCATCGGCTACCCTGCCCTGTCGTGGATGTCACAAAACGCTGATTACCGCTTAGTGCCTGAAACTGTAGCCGAGGAAATGACGCGCGAATGGGGCAAGCTTAAAGGCGGTGATGAAGAAGTTATTAAGCAGATCGAACAGCGCCTGGACGAGTTAGGTGTTCGTGATTTAATGCGCCGTCATATTGAAAACGACCACTACTTCGGGCGCTCTCAATTATTTATTGATATTGAGGGGCAGGAAGATAAAACAGACTTGCCGTTACTAATTAATGAGAAAGGAATCAAGAAAGGCTCATTAAAAGGCTTTTCACTGGTTGAAGCGCTTTGGTCTACCCCATCAGCTTACAATGCGAATAATCCACTACAAAACGATTTCTTTGTGCCTTATGAGTGGTATGTGCTAGGTAAGCGTGTGCATCGTGATCGTTTAATGACGTTAATCATGCGACCAGTGCCCGACATGATGAAGCCGAGTTATAACTTCGGCGGTCTGCCAATGACGCAGGCCATGAAGCCCTATGTGGAGCGTTGTGAGCGCACCGTAGACAGCGTTAGTGATTTGGTACACACATATAGCATCACTGGCTTAAAAACCGATATGAGCGCAGTCCTAAGCGGGGGTGAGGGTTCGGCTGCAAACCTAGTAGCACGCGCTCAAATCTTCTCTAAGATGAAAAACAATCAAAACTTGATGTTGATTGACAAATCAGGAGAGGAAGAATTTTTCCAACTTAACACCCCATTAACCACGTTAGATATTCTATGCAGTCAGGCTTTCGAGCAGATGGCTGGCCCTGCAAAAATGCCGCTAGTTAAAATGTTCGGTAAATCCCCAAGCGGTTTAAATGCGACAGGTGATAGTGAGATTCGTGTATGGTATGACCACGTTTCAGCATTGCAAAATGCGCACATCCTACCGCAGATGAAAACCATCATTGACTTGGTTCAGCTAGACTTGTTTGGCAAAATTGATCCTGAGCTATATTGGCAGTTTAGTCCACTGTATCAATTGGATGCTAACGAGCAAGCGGACGTTGATTTGAAGAAAGCACAAACGGCGCAGGTTTACGTTGATATGGGTGTTATTGATAACATCGAGCAGCGTGAAATCCTTCAGTCTGACGAAGATGGTCCATATACAGGATTGGATATGACTAAGGATATGGATTTGTATGATGATGTTGATGTAGAATAAGCACGTAGACGACCACCTTTCGGGGTGGTTTTTTAATGCATAAGAAAAAATGATAAGTATATTAGAATTATGAATTTGTATGTACGTACATACTGTTATAATATGGGTTATCGAAACAAAGTAGAGTAGTGAAAAATGATTAAATGTGAAGTTGTTTTTGATGGTGAATGTATTGAGGTAAACGGAAAAAGATTTACCGTGGCTGCTGAGTATAGTTATGACACAATCATGTTGGGCTTGGGTGATAATAATGAATACATGACAATTGAAGAAGCTGTGAAATACTGCATGGAAAACAATGAATGACCTACGAACAAAACCGAGTGAGACAACCTGTTTCACTTAATAAGAAAAAAGACGCTGACATTATCGCTTACATCAAAGATAAAGAGTTCAGCACCTACGTTAAAAAATTGATTCGAGAGGATATGAAGAAATGAAAAAGAATATGAAAATGGAAATAAACAAAGACCAGCCGCTTGATGAAATTGTGACAGTGTTGGAGAGGTTAGGTGCAAAGAGGGTAGGAATTATTATGGAGATTGGTTTTATCATATCTGATGGCAAGTTATACACACACTGTAGCAGAAAGAACGTAGATATTCTTTATTGTGACTATATACTAACCACCCTAGCAGAACTCAAGGAGATGAAATGAAAAACCTAGCATACAGCTTACTAGCGGGACTGATTTACGCAGCGCCTATCGTTTGGATTATTTTATTTGAGGTGGGGAAGTGAGCGAATTAATTAGCAGGAAAGAAGCAAAGCTGGCTTGGGCTGAGGGCGCTACAGTTCAGGTAGCGATAGGCCCTGATAGATTTAGAACATTAGTAAGTAGTGATGATCTAGGTATATTTGATCGCGGTAATTACTTCCGCCTAAAACCACGCACCATCACCATTAATGGAATTGAAGTTCCTGCGCCTTTTGAGCCGAAAGAAGATTGTCTTGTTTACATCCTTGATGACTCTCGACAGGAGGGCTTTAGGGAGTATGATTATGATATTGAAGATACTGGCGCTTTATTTTTTGGGGTGTGGAGAGCCAAGGATGAAATCAAACAGGTTGTTTCTGCATTGCGTTCGGTTTTTAAGGGTGGCGTGAAATGAGTTATTTTTCTGATGTGTATTTAAAAGTGTATGATCTTTTAACATTATTTTGGTGGCCTGCTTGGTGCATCTTGTTAATTATTTTCATATTCATGCTCGGCCCGATACACATTGAGAAATGGAAATATAAGGGTCAATTTACATATTGCGGAATAATCTTTTTCACAATTACACTGATACTTGGTTTGTCATTTTGGATCTTCCTTCCATCTCCTAAATACTTGGGTTTGGTATGAAAGTAAAAATCCTATGCCTATTCGGATTCCATGCTTTCGAGTATGAAGAAAGCATTTTAACAGGTAGGTGTTACAAGGTGTGCCGACATTGTGGAGTTAATCGTGAAGCCTGAATTAATTGCTTTTATTGTTTTTAATTATTTATGTTGGAGTGATGATGAATGGATATTAGAGAAGAATTTGAGAAGTTGGATGAAATAAAAGTTTTAATCTGTGATGGAGAGGTTTATTTCGATAAAACACTCCAAGAGTACGTGTGCATAAGACAAGATGATGGCGGTGTTGAAAAATCATTAAATCTAGCACTGCGAGTATTTAAGAGAAAATATAATGGCTTTGGCAATGCTAAAACAGGACTTAATAACCTGCTTAAAACTGTATTGTGGCACAAAGAGGATTGTGAGCTAAAACTCACCTCAGATGAGTGCGACACATGGGCAGGAGGTCAGCTTGAAATACTAGAGATAATTAAAAAGGAACTGGAGGAGCTACTAAAATGAACTTAAAACAAATGAAAAAAATCGTGGATGGCGCGCCTGAGTGGGCGTTCGGATACTGCATAAACCTAAACGTATACACAGCCAGTACAGGTAAAGACGCAAAGTTGCTTAATATAGTTTCTATTGACAGCTTGCGTTCTCAGTTAGCCAAGCGCGAACCAATGGAACTACGCGCTGTTGATATACCGCACGGCACTATTGTTTTGGAGAAGTGATGAAAGCCAATCTTGATGATGCAACACACTGGCAACAAAAGCATGATGAATACTGGATGTTGCTTGACGGTATGTACTATCTTTTTAACGAAGGTCACTGGCAGAGAGCTAAGCCCGATTTTGATGGAATGGTGCTACTATAAGCCAAACCCAAACCCGATAATCTAGGTTAGCCATGAAACAAAAAAAGCCAATCGTTCTGCCGTTGATACCGCCGTCAGTTCGTATTCAAAAAGAATATGAACGCATGATGATGGGCATGATTGACGAAATCCGTGCAGATGTAATTCGAGATATTGTGAAGCCGTTTAAAAATGACTTGGCAATGGATGGAATCACAGATTGGCTTTCTCATGTCATGGATGCAGTGATTAATCGCTGGTCGTATAACCTAGACCGTATTGCACCTGAAATGGCTAAGGTATTTGTCGGTAAATCCAAGTCTAACTATGAGCGTAGATTGCTGTCTATTCTGCGTAGACGTGGCTTTACGGTTGGGTTTAATCACTCGCAGTATGTTGAAGAACAGATGCAAGTCGCATTGGGTGAAAACATCGGATTGATTAAATCGGTTGGTGAACAATACCTTGACCGTGTGCGCTTGTCTGTATGGCAATCGGTTAAGGGCGGTTATGATGTTGAGGGCTTGATAAAACGCCTACGTGAAATTGACGGTATGTCTGAACGCAGAGCTAAGATTATCGCTAACGACCAAATAGGCAAAATTAACGATTCAATCGAGAATGCGAGAGCTAAAGAATTGGGTGTGACTAAAGCCATTTGGATGCACAGCTCGGCCTCGAAGGAACCTCGTGTAAGTCATGTCAAGGCTAATGGCATGGAGTACGATTTAGAAAAAGGCGCTTATATTGATCACGAGTGGATTCACCCGCGTGATAAAATCGGATGCAAATGTGGCAAAAGACTTATTATTGAATTGTGAGATCATTATGTTTAAAGACCTAACTTTGGAAGAAAAGCAGAAGCTATTCGAGGATCATCTTAGATCTTATGGATTGGTGGCATACTCGGAAAGAAATAAAGATATGACATATCACATCAAAGACACGCAATATGCGTTCTCACTATTCTGCCTAACAATGGAGCGCACAGAGAAATGACTCTAACAGAACTACGCGCACGCGCCCCAAGGGATGCCACACATTACGACTTTGAGAACGGCAAGCCAGTATTCTTCAAAAAGAATGATCTAGGCTTTACGTTCAAATCAAATGGCGGTGCATGGCAAATGATTAAAGTAAGTTTGAATAGTTATAAGAGGTTGTGATGATTAAGATAAGAAGAATGTGCATGACATGCAAAAAATGCGGAGATCCAATGCCACATGGTTTTTGTTATTCTTGTTTAGATAGTGGGCTGTGAAATGACCAAAGACGAAATTAAGAAAAACGCTCCGAGTGGGGCGACGCATTACAGCGAAACTGATATGGAGTATATTTTTCTAAAAGAATCGTACAAGTATGGGTGGAAGTGTTTTGTGTTCGGCTCATGGCAACCATACATAGTAGAAGATAATGAAGAAATAAAGCCCTTATAACAGGGCTTTTTTATTGCTTTTCGTTTGCTATAATCAGTTTTATTTATAAGGCGTTTACTATGCCAAAATACGCTATGGACTTTCAATCCCTAACCACGGCGCGGCACAAGGACAGCAACGGTCATCTAATCGTTGATCGAACTTGCATTACCAAAGCTGCAATTAATCCGTATCGCGGTCAAGAGATTCCAAACTGGCAAGCTTTAGGATTGGATCCGAACAAGGTTTACATGTTATTGCGCTGCCCTACCGAGCTGCAACGCGCACTACCCACATTTCAAGGTTTGCAACTATTAGAACGCCACACACCTGTTTCATCCGAAGAACCTGAAAAAGACTCTACGGTTGGTAGTATTGGGACTGTTGTTGAAATGGACGGGGACAATGTATACTCTAGCTTACGTGTATATGATCAGAACGCAATCGACCTGATTGAATCTGAGAAGTTAAACCAGTTATCTGCGGGATATGCGTACACTGCTGATATGACAGGCGGTGAATGGAACGGAGAGCACTATGATGGTGTGATGCGTAATATTCACGGTAATCACGTTGCTTTAGTTGAGCGTGGTCGTATTGGCAAAGATGCTATTATTGCAGATGAGATGCCTAACGAAATTGAGGAATTTTTAATGAGCAAGAAAATTGCCCTGAAAAAAGGCTCGTTATCTAAACTCCAAGAACAACTTGGAATGGATTCAGCCGAAGAACTGAAAAAGACCATTATTGCAGTTGTGGGGCAATTAGCTCATGACGAAGATAAGGAAGAAAAGGAAGCCGAGGACGAGGACGACGAGAAGAAATCCGATGCCGAGGATGAAGAAGTAATCGAAGTCGCAGAAGATGAAGATGACGATAAAAAGTCTGACGCAGAAGATGAGGACGACAAAGACGACAAAAAGCAAGCTATGGACGCTGCTATGATCGAGTCTAACGCTGTTGCGAAGATGAAAGGTATTTTCTCAGCACTTAAAGACGTTGAGCCACTTGTGGGTGAACTCGCAATGGACGGTTTTGATTCTGAGCATGATGTTTATGCTTATGCTGTAAAGCAAAAAGGCGAAAACACTGCGGGCGTAAACACGGCGGGCTTGAAACTAGCTGTTAAGCATTTAAAAGCTGGCTCTCAGTCTAAACAAATTGCCCAAGACTCTGCTTATGCAACCGCGTCTACAGGCTTGAAATCAATCACTGGTCATATTCGTAAGGGGTAATAATCATGGCTACAGGTTTTCAACAAACAATTAACCGCAACGTCCCTTTAGCTGTTGAAGGTGATTTTGCGGCTGCTGGCCCGTATCATGCGGTGCTTGCGGGCAATCAGCAATTAAAGGCGTCGGCTACAGGTGTGACTATTGCACGCTTTGCATGGGCTAACATTGCAAACGGTCAAGTGACAAATGTTAAGCCTGCCGTTTTAACCAATCAGGTAGTAGGTTTTGTTCGTCGTGGTGAAAATACTGCTTTGATTACTGGCTATCGTGCTGAAACATCAATGCTTATTCCTGCGGGCTTTGGCGTAACGCTTTATGACCGTGGCGACTTTTGGGCTAAAACTACGACTGCTGCGACAGTAGGCCAAAAGGTATTTGCTTCTGATACTACAGGCGAGATCGCTACAGGTGCAGCGGGTGCTACAGTTGCAGGCTTCACAGAAACAGAATTTAAGGTTGCTTCCATCGGTGGTGTTGGCGAACTTATCAAAATTACAGCATTTTAAGAGGACTGAATAATGCCTTTAGAATTAACACAAAGCGATATTGCGGTACTCAATAAAGAACACGGCGTTATCTTCGGTCGTGGCGCTCAGGTATTAACGGATGCAAAGAAAGCGAACCTAGCAATGGCTATGGATGCTGAACTTGTGCCAGGATCATTAGTTACCAATCCAAACGGCGGCTTCCCTGCTTTATTTACCACATGGGTTGATCCGAATTTAATCGAAGTTCTTGTGTCACCTATGAAAATGGGTGAAGCATTTGGCGAAGTTAAAAAAGGTAACTGGACTAGCTCACTTGTTCAATTCCCTGTTATTGAATCAGTAGGTGAAACTTCAACCTATGGCGATTTCAATGATAACGGTATGTCGGGTGTAAACGTTCAATACCCATCACGCCAACCGTACCACTATCAAACGGTTATCCGTGTTGGTGAATACGAGCAAGAAATGGCAGGTGAAGCGCGTATTGACTGGTCTAGCCGTAAACAGATTTCTGCCGCATTAACGCTTAACAAGTTCCAAAACCATTCGTACATTTACGGTATTGATGGTTTGGCTAACTACGGCATGATCAACGACCCTAGCCTATTACCTGCGGTAACTGGCGGGAACTGGGAAACATTAGTTGCTGAGGGTATCTTCAACGACTTTGGCAAATTGTTTAAAAAATTAATCTCTCAAACTGAGGGCTTAGTAGACAACGAAACAACAATGACTTGCCTGCTTTCTCCACTCATGAAAGCTCAATTCACTAAGACAAACCAATTCGGCTTGAATCTTGGTGCATTGTTTAAAGAGCATTACCCGAACTTACGTTTCGTCACTATTCCTGAATACAGCACTCCAACAGGTGAAACTATTCAGTTGATCGTTGATGAGTACGAAGGTCAGAAAACCGTTGAAATGTCATTCACTGAAAAAATGCGTACCCATCCATTGATTCAAGACATGTCGGGATTCAAGCAAAAACGCTCACAAGGTACTTTAGGCGCAATCCTTTACCGCCCTGCGTTTGTTGCCACTATGGATGCGACTTCAACGCCTGCGCCGTAACCCACAAGCCTAAATTAAAGGTATCATCGTTTTGGTGATACCTTTTTTTATTGTATGCTAGAATGAAATATCTTTTGGGAGAACAGAAAATGTCTACAGTAACAGTATTATGCAAAAAGCCTTATGGTGTTGAATTGCAAGTTGGAAACCAGAAAGTCGTCCTAAACGGCTATAACAGTTCTGCCGTTGCTCATGGCTATGGCATCACCGAAAACGTGCCCAAAGAGCTGTGGGACGCATGGGTAGAACAACACAAAGGCCACAAGCTCTATACGTCAGGCTGTGTTGCTGCGCAAGAAACTACACGCAATGCAAAAGCACAGGCGAAAGATACAGCCGAGCTAAAAACTGGCACAGAACGTATTAAGCAAGGTAAACATGCAGGCGTTGAAAAAGATGCCGATGCAGGTAAAGGCGTATAAATATGGCAAAAGTCGTATTCAACCCTGCCCACTTTAAAGAGATTTACCCGCAGTTCGCGGGTATTTCTGATACACAATTAGAGTGGTTTTTCAAGAAGTCAGAGCAGATCCTAGATAATAGCGAAAATTCTTGTATTGATGAGGATACGCGCCTTATTTGGTTCTATTTGCTTGTTGCTCACTATGCGCAACTACAGACACAGATTCAAAGCGGGAATTCTGCCGTTGGTCGGATTTCTTCGGCTACTGAGGGTAGTGTTTCTGTTTCGTTGGATTACCCTACTTCTGCCGTTGGTCGTGAAAAGTGGTTCAACCAAACGCCATACGGTGCAGAATACTGGATGATGACAGCGCCATATCGTACAGGGCTTTATGTTGTGACTAATGTTGCCATGCCTGTTGATCGCAGTCGTTATCCGCAGCCACGGTGATATATGGTCAAGCGCTCAGGTGAAGGACTTGCGAACTATCTTAAAAAACTAGCTCCTGAGTCTACAGGCGCACACGTTAAAGTTGGTGTGTTAGAGAATTCCAAATATCCCGATGGTACACCTGTGCCATTAGTGGCTTTTTGGAATGAGTACGGCACACGGACAGCACCGCCCCGCCCTTTTTTCCGAGATACCATCGAACAGAATAAAAAGAATTGGTCGGATATGACCCTGCGCGGTATCGGCAGAGGTTTGCCAGTTACCGAAATTTTGGGGCTTGTTGGCTTGCAGATGCAATCAGACATCCAAACCGCTATTATGACGTTCTCAGACCCACCAAACGCAGCCAGTACAGTAGCCAAGAAAGGAACACAGTCGCCATTGCGTGAAACAATGCTCCTTTACGACTCTATAAAAAGTGAGGTTGTGGAGGAATAGTGGTATAATGTATCTGCCAATAGTGGCGCAACTTTAAGAGTTTATATTATGAAAGATTTTTCTATTGCTTTAATTAAGTCGGAATTTCGTGTTGATTCACGCCTACTCTCTCCTGAGCTTAATCACCGTCACCGCACCATTCTTGAAAACATCGATAAATACAAATCACAGTTTGAATCACTTGGACAGCTCCCGTTTCAAACGGAATGTGGATACAACAATTCACAGGTTAGATTTGCGCTGTTAAATGAAGATCAGTGTTATTTCCTGCTAACACTTATGCGAAACAACAATCACATTGTTTCAGCTAAATTAAAGCTCGTTAAAGCATTCCGTGATGCTCGAACCCAGTTAGTAAAGCGCGATATTGCCCGAATTGAGGGAAAGCAAGTCAGACACTTGGAAACTGACGCTATCCGCGATTTAGTCGAGTACGCGCGAACCAATGGCAGTAAAAATGCTGATATGTATTACATGACCATCACCAAGATGACCAATGCAGCGCTTAACATTGATGCAGGGCAGCGCGACAACCTAGATGCTAGAAAACTCGATGAAATAAAAATTGCTGAAACTATGGTGAAGATTGCAATTAGTGATGGATTGAATGCGGGGTTGGACTACAAAGATATTTATAAGTTGTGCAAAGAGCGCGTGTCTGCTATTGCTAAGACATTGTTACAGTGAGTATTGCCATGAATATCAATGTCGGCGATTACGTTTCTTGGGATTTTAGACAGCACTGTTTTGATAGTGGCGCTAGTATTGGGTATATAACACCAAAAACACTATTTAAAGGCCATGTGGAAAAAATAAAAACACATGACTTGTTCTTCTTTAAGCGCAATTACCCTTTATACAAGGTAAATGGTGTTTGGGTTCGCAAAGTTAAGCCTGTTGTTACTGTTAAATATAAGAAGTGGGTTTCTCCTGATGGTTCCAGTTATGAAGCAGATTCATACATAGTGACCAAGGTTGCAGAATTGGTAAATTTATAGCCTAAAATCCTCTTAAATTAACCCATAAAACACGCCATCTCTCGATGGCTTTTTTTATACTCTCTTGTGCCACTTAGCCCTTTTCTCTTTAATACTATATATAGTAAGTGGCATATAAGAGCATATATAAGAAATACTAATTATCTTTTTAAGAGCAATATTAGTATTATGAGCAAGTGCCTAGATTAGCTATCGAACATCGGGAAAGCCTACCGACTGGCACGCCATATTTTAGGCTGTAACTGAGGTTGGTTATTATGAATGAATGGGAAATATTAAAAGCACGCTATGGAAGCAATCGACAATACCTGAATAGAAGCCTATCACTATGTGGGAGCCAATGGGATGATTTTAAAAATCACTTGGTTGACTTGGGTGCTGATGTTTTCGATATAGAGATTCAAAATGAAAAGTTTAGATTTAAGCTAAATGGTGAGCTTGGCATTGTTTATGAAAAGGGATCTGGAAATCTATTGGCTCACAACATGGCTGCTGAGTTTCACAGATTGATAGGTCAGGATAGCATGGAGTTGTATTTAAAGGATCAGTATTACGCAAAATGGAATAATAAGACAGCATAGTTTTAATGCTAAACTAGCCCTCAACCAAGAGGGCTTTTTTATGTCTATTAAATTAAGAATGATGGCGAATAGCGTCACAAGGGGAGTGAATAGCAATATCCCTGATGCGACACTATTAACAAATGCGGGCTACACAATTGCGGCGAATGGCAAGCAAGTGCCAAGATATGCAGACTCTACTATCGAGATTCAAACACAGTCGATTGAGACAGAACAGTTGCAGCATTTGAATCTCATATCGCAGCAAGGTCAATATAGTTATATTTATGCAAACGGCTTGATTTCAGCGCAAAGACGAACACTAGCACTAGGATCGGATTTGATTGTGTTTAAACCTTATGGTGAAGATGAGACAGTTGCTTGGCGAGTATTAAAAGTTATCGAGTCATATAGTGATTGGGTTAAAATACTAGGTGTTAGATTAAGCAAGCTTGATGCTGAGAAGTTAGGTTGGTTTGGGTTTGAGGGAACAGAATTGCGACCATTTGGACAGGGGGTTTTTTATGAGTGAGATAGACTTTTTAAACCAAATGTTTATTGAGATTCGGGCAATGCTTCTTGAGTTCTTCACATGCCCTATTGTTCAGGGCTATCAAAATGGAGTGCCACTTCCTATAGATGGAATAGTGATAACCTTTATAACTGAAACTGATTTAGACCAATTAAGCTATTCAGAGGTGACTAATCCCGATTTAATTAGCCAAACTGTAACCGTACAGACTGCTGTCAAGACGATGATGCAAGTTGATTGTTATGGTGATCTAGGACAGGCAAGGGCTAGGCAGATTGCCACAATGTTTAAAAACCCCTATGCATGTGAGCGCCTGCAATCGTGTAAGCCGTTAGACTATCGACCGCCTAAAAACCTATCGTTTGTAAACGAAGCATCTGAGTACGAAGCGCGTTGGATGGTGGAAATTGATATGCAATACAATCCACACTATACTTATCGTCAAGAATCTACTAAAACAATTACGGTAGATATTAATCCACTTTAAGAGGAAAAAAGGATAATGCTAGCATCCATTCCAGCAAGTGAAATCGTTACGGTACTTCCCTCAGTTCTAGGGGCGGGCGGTACTGCAATGGCACTTAACGCAGTAATCATTAGTGATGATGTAAAGTTTGTCGCTAAAGAATATTCAAACGCCGACGCAGTAGGCAATGACTACGGTACAACGTCTGACAAGTACAAATTCGCTCAGATTTATTTCAATGGCTTTACAGGCTCAACTGTTAAGCCATCTGCGCTATTCATTTCAAAATATTCTGCCGTTGACAGCGCTGCAAAATTAACAGGTGCATCACTACGCTCTATGTCGCTTGATCAGTTAAAAGCGATTACAGGCGCTATCAGCGTAACTATCGATGGTGTTCTTAAAACTGGCACTATTAATTTGTCTGCTGCAACAAGTTTTAGCAATGCCGCTACATTGATTGCGACCGCTTTAACTGCTGCTGTGACCTTTGACACTCAATTGCAGTCATTCGTTATTGCATCGGGTACAACTGGTTCAACAAGTTCTATTTCATTCGCTACTGGTGCTGCTGCTGAGTTGTTGGCCTTAACTGAGCTTACAGGTGCTCAATTAGACAACGTAACAACAGTTGATACTGCAACCACCGCAATGAAGCGCTTGACCAACTACACGTTGAATCTATCAACTATTGTGGCCGAAACTTCAACCGCATTAACTGACGATATTCAAAAAGAAATCGCAACTTGGGTATCTTTGCAAAATCACCGTTATTGGTTGGTTAAATATGGCGAAGAACCAACGGCTTTAATCGCAAACAACACAACAAACTTTGCGGGCTGGGTTGCTGAAAATAATGTTGCTGACGCGACTTGTGTATATGGCACATTAGAACATGCGGCTTTGTGTGCGGGATATGCTGCTTCACTGAACTTTAGTGAATTGAATGGCCGTACAACAATGGACTTCCGTTCTACTTCAACACTAGCTCCTAGCGTTACCGATGTAGATGATGCGAATGCCCTTGAATCGAACGGATACGCTTATTATGGCGCGTTTGCAACTGCCAACGACCGTTTCATCTTCCTACGCAATTCGATTGTTTCAGGCGAATTTAAGTGGGTTGACGCGTACCTAAATCAAATCTACTTCAACAGCCAATTGCAGTTAGCGCAGATCACTGGTTTGATTGCTAACAAGTCAATTCCATACAATGAAGTCGGAAAATCTAAAGTCCGCGCTTCGGCTCAAGACCCAATCAACGAAATGCTTAACTTCGGCGGTATCCAAACTGGTGTCATCTTATCTGAGCAACAAAAGTCGATTATCAATAATGAAGCAGGTGTTGACGCTGCGACTATTATCTTTAATCAGGGCTACTACTTAATGATCCGTGACGCTACTGCACAGGTTCGCGCTGTACGTGGTTCATTCCCGATTAAGCTATGGTATACAGATGGCGGCTCGGTTCACTCGATTAACATTGCTTCAATTAACGTACAGTAAGGGGTTTAAAGCATGGCTATTAACAAAAAGACCTTAACCGCTGCGAACTGTGTCCTACTGTTTCGTTGTGAGGGGATTTACGATTCATACGTTCAGCTCACTGGATTTCAGGCTGACAATATTTTTAACTTAGGTGACATCACACTTGCGCAAACTGTAGCAGGTGCGGATGGTAATTTAAGCGGTGGTTTTGTGTTTAACGCGCAAACTTTCGGCTTAAACCTAGAAGCGAACTCGCCATCATTAGCAATCCTTGAAAACTGCGCTGCAAACTTCCTTAAAAATAAAGAAATCGTTGCGGTTGATTTTCAATTGACGTTGCCGTCTGTTGGTAAGACTGCTTCATTTAGTGGTTTCTACACTCAACACTCAGGTGTAAGCGCTACCAAGCTTTTACAGGGTAGCCAGTCAGTATTTGAAGTTGACCCAACATCATTGACGGAGATTGCGTAAAATGGCTCGTAAGACTAAAGATTTAGTTATTGCGGACGGTCGTGACAAGGGGAAAACCTTTGTCATTACCGAAATGTCTGTGATTGATGCTGATAATTGGGCCAATCGTGCTTTGCTTGCAATGCTTCGCGGTGGTGTTGATGTGGGCAATTTAGATTTCTCAAACGTCAATACATCGGGCGGGATGCTTGAATTGGCCCGTGTCGTGATTGCAGGGCTTGGGAATATGCAAGAACAGATTGCAACCGACCTATTGAATGAGCTTCTTAATTGCGCTCGTATTGTGCCATCGGGCGGAACTCCACGCGACATCCTATTAGATTCTGATATTGAGTCAATTAAAACATTATGGCAAATCCGAAAAGAAGCCTTAATGATTCATATTGATTTTTTAACAGACGGCAGTTCGCAAGCTTAGGGCAACAAAGCGGACTGTCAATTAATGAAAGTCTGCTTTCTAAGACAGTGAACGTATCTGATACCGTGTTTCAAGCCCTACAAACAGGGCTTGTTTCATATACGGACTTAGCATTACACCTAAGCCTAGAGGATGCGTTAAACGTCATAGAAGTGGATTTAGTTGCTAAACACAATAAGGCAGTTATAGAGGAGCTTAAATAGTGGCTCATATTGTAGATGCAATCATGGTAACGCTTGGGCTTGATACGTCAAAGTATACAGCTCAGGCAGAGAATGCCATAAAAACCGATACACGGCTCGAGAAAAGCCTAGATGGTGTCGAGAAAAAAGGCGGTGCGGTTTCCAAAAACTTTGAGGGGCTGGCTAAAGCTGTAAAGGGCGCTGCTAAGGTTTTCGCTTCTTTGGCTGCTGCGACAGGTATCATTCGATTTTTGCAAAACGTAGCAGAAGAAACACGACAAGCCAATGAGGAAATGTTAAAGCTTCAAGCTTCACTTGGTTTGACTGCTGAAAAAATTAATGGTATGCGTGGTGCGGGTGCTGCTTTAGGCGGTACTGCTGAGGGAATGACAAATTCAATGAAAGGCCTTAATAAAGGCATGAATGATTTTGTTGTGAAAGGCGATACATCCTTGCTTCCATTTATGAATCATCTTGGCGTTGCAATGGTAGACGGTCAAGGCAAGCTGCGCGATGTAGACAAAGTTATGCTTGATTTAGCTGATTCATTTTCAGAAATGAACAGTGAGCAAGCCTACGCACTTGGTCAAGACATGGGTTTCGATGAAGGCACGATTGCGGCATTGATGCAAGGCCGTGATGCCATGAAAGAAATGTCTGAATATCACGCCAAAATGTATACATCATCGAAAGAGGAACTAGCAGCAAGTCGAGAGCTATCTAAGAACCAGGCGCAATTGTCCGCACATTGGGCAAGCATGAAATTGATGATCGGTAACGCGATTATCCCCCTACTTGTGAAGCTAACCAATTTTGCTAAGGCATTCTTTGAGTTTTTACAGGATCACCAAAAGACCGTTAAAAATGTATTTGAAGCAATGGCATTTGTTTTGGGTGCCGTGCTTATTCCGTTGTTTGGCAAGGCACTATTTGCAGCTTTAGCATTCATGGCGCCATTCTTGCCGTTTATTGCGGTGGTGGGTGGGATAGCTGCGGCATTCGCACTGCTTTATGACGACTACAAAGTATGGGCTGAAGGCGGTCAATCATTGTTTGATTGGGGTAAATTCTCTGACCTTATTGACGGTGCTAAGCTTTCCGTTGAGAGCTTAACTAAAGGTTTTGGGGAGCTTGCCGATAAAGTAATGGCTGAGGTTATCCCAACACTCAAAGGCTATGCATCAATCATTCAGAAACTATTTAGCGGTGACTTTGCGGGCGCATCGGCAGAAGCCAAAGAAATGTTTGCTGAGTTTGGTTCACGTGCTAAGGATGCTATTAGCCCCGCATGGAACAAGGCTGCTGACTTTATGTTAGGTGGCGCGTTTAAGATTGGTGGTTCTGGTGGTGAATTGCAATCCCCTGCTGTTGGTGGTGGCTCATTCAAGAAATCAAACCACGGTAGCACCTTAGCACTAAGCGAAAGCGATATTATTGATATTATGAAAGTAACATCAACAGAGGTTGTCGCAGGGCTTAAAAACGGGAATAGCGAAAAGCAAGCAGCGGGTGTAATTGATACTATTCTTAACCGAGCTGCGTCAGGGGAATTTGGCAAAGGGGTGCGTGGTGTTGTAAATCAGCGTTGGGCATTTTCCGCTATTAATGCGCCACGAAAAGGAGCTTATGGAAGTGTGCAAAATGTTCCTATGGATAAAGTATCACCTAGTATGCAAGCTTTTGTACGCGACTACTTGAGAAAACGTGCCGAGGGAATGCCATCGAGTGTTGGTGAAAACTTATTTTATGCAAATCCAAATTATTTAGGGGAGGCCAGTTCAGCCACTAAAAAATGGGTTGCAGAGGTTGAGAAACAAGCGAAAGCGTCAGGTCAGATTTTTGGCTCAGGAAAAGCCATCCATGTTCACGGAACGCCATCGGCAGACCGTGGAAAGATGCCATCTCCGTTTAATGTGGCTATCCCAAACCAACCATCCAATCTGCAACAAGGTGCTGCACAAGCTCAAGGCATGGTTCAGCAAAGCGCTACACCAAGAAAGCTTTACAACAGCAAAGGTTTGCAATCTGATATGCAAAGCCGTTCCGTTGATGTGAAGATGGGCGACTTGAATATCTACACAACAGCGTCAAGCGTATCAGGTATCACTTCCGATGCAATGCGTGGAGTTGAAGCAAGTCTTAACAATCTTGGTACAAGTATGGCTTAGTATGGTATGATTAGTGTGCGGATAGGATAGCTCCCGAAATGATTAGCATCGCCTTAGTCTAATCTTTCCGCATTATCTCACTAAGGCAAAATATAGGCGTATATTATGTTTTTTAAAAATGATTATGAATTTTGCGTAAATGAAGAAGTCAAGCACTATGGCGGTGATAGAGACGGGTTGATATTCAGAGATAGAATCGACCAAGAGATTTTTAATTACAGCCATGTTAGCTATGGATATAAATTTACAACAATCGAAATGACCCGACCAAATTGTAATTTAAAACTACTTTACTTTGTTGCCATACCTCAAGAAAGCGAGTGGGAAGACTTTAAGGATGAAATCCTTGCAGATTTTGAGATCAGATTCCTGAAATGCAAAACCATATTTGAGAAATTTATGGGAACAGAGGTAGGCGCGAACAATTGGATTAGCGTAAAAGATTCACTCCCAAGCGATAGCACATTTGTTATTGCCTATGGGATTGGTAAAGACGAGGAAACGCATCGCGTTATTGGTGGCATTGCCTTTAAGAATGGTAAATTTTGGGATTTCGATACTATCTTAAATCACCCGCTTGGTATCATATCGGATTTCATGGAGCTTGAGAGTGTGACACACTGGATGCCGTTACCCGAACCGCCCAAATGACTTATATAAGAAATACTGATTATTTTTTAATTAAGTAAATTGGTACTATTGTTTTGTGGCTAGGAGGCATCCGAAAGCAGAGTCATTAACTGTTGCCACATTTCCAATAATGCCTTAATGAGGATTAATAACATGCAAACATCGAAAGAAAAGTTTTCTAAATGGCTAGAAAAAGAAACAATTAACTTTAGAAAAAGCCAACCAAAAGGCGCGACCCACTACAAGGTTGGTAAAAATAAAGTTAAATGGTATAGGCTTGGAAACATCAATGATGGGTTAGCTTGCGGCCTGTTTATGAAGTACAATAAGAAAAAGAATAAATTTAAAAAGATTGTGCGACTATCATGGGGTGATTCATTGCATACTGTAGATTGGTAATTAAGTTATACTAGCCCTCAATAGAGGGCTTTTTTTAATTGGTGAATTTATGGCAATGGCGGGAATGCCGAACCTACCTAGTGGGTTTAAGGGTCTTGTGACTGCGGGTACTGATGCTGCAATCAACTTAGGCGGTGCTGCATTAATCCGCGCTGTATTTGGTGAAGTGTGGGGGTTGGTTAATGAGTTTGGCGTGCCTATTCTTTTGTCGGATAGTGTAAAGAATGTTGACTATACAAACAGCTCAACCATTTCTAAATTCTTAATCGAGAAAGGCTCGTTTAGTTCATACAACAAAGTCACCGATCCACGCTTTTTATCGGTTCAATTGATTAAGTGGAAAGGCACAAAGCTTGAGAAATCGGCTTGGTTGGCTCAGCTTGAGGCACTAGCGAATAGCACGCTTAAATTCCATGTTGTTACGCCTGAATACCTATATCGAAATTACAACATCACACGCCTTGCCTACATGCGCGACAACACTTCAATTCAGATGATTACAGCTTCTATTGACTTGGAAGAAGTGCGCGAGGTTCAGCTTGAATTTGGCACACAAGAGGCAAAAGCAGAACAAGACAATTCAACGGTTGAGGGTGGCACAGTGCAGCCTAAAAAAGCTAGTCAGTCCGTTATCAGTAAAATCGAAGAAAAAGGGATTGTTAATGTCGTAAAAGGAATATTCTCATGACCACACTAGCCATCGACCTACAAAAAAACGCCAATCAAAACTTGCAAGTTACACTAGGCGGGAATGTCTACCGATTGACCTTAAACACCCGACTTGATGAGCTTTACATGAGCATCATTAAAAACGGTGAGCCTGTTATTTATAATCGGATTTGCCAAAACCTAAACCCAATCGAGGAGGGTTTTGTCTTTGTTGACTTGGATGGGAATGAAAATCCACGCTTCGAGCAATTCAATGATCGATTTGTTTTGACTTGGACGGATGGGCTTATATAAGAAATACTGATTATCTTTTTAAAAAAACTATTGTTATTATTGTTTTGTGGCCAGGGTAGCTCCTGAAAAGCGTAGCACAGCGTGAAGCCACACTCTTATTATG